GACCATATTCTTGACACCAGGAAGAAGAATGCATATTCTCCTATGATTATTCCGGAAGAAGGAATGATTTTGCAGCCTAATATTCTTTACCTTGCGTCAACTGTCGAATACACGGAGACACTTCGCCATGTTCCAATTATACAAGGTAAATCAAGCCTTGGAAGATTAGGATTATTTGTCCATGTTACGGCAGGCTTTGGAGATGTAAATTTTAGAGGGCATTGGACTCTGGAGCTTGTTTGTGTACAGCCAGTCAAAATATATCCTTACATGAAGATAGCGCAAATATGCTATCACGACATTAGCGAAATGCCATACACCGACTATGCCAGCAAGGCAGATGCAAAGTATAGTGACCAGGGCAAAGATCCAGTAGCAAGTAAAAACTATTTAAATAAATAACAATGACAGAACAAGAAAAAGGATTTATCAACAATGCTGCAAAAATCATTGTAACATTTGGCGGAGTATTAACTTGCCTTTGGATTATTTACTACTTATACGATTTGCTATGGAAGTAGAAATGAATAAATATGTAATTAAATACGAAGATGGCAAAAGCGTATCAGTTACTGCAAAGAACCTTGAAGAGGCATTGGATAGGTTTAAGGAGTTAAGAATAGAAACAGCTACAAAAGAAATAAGAGTAATGTCAGCCTGGGAGAGATACAATAAACACAAGAAAAGAGAATCGTAATCGTTAATGGTGATTTAAGTTGTTTTAGAGTGCGGAGAATTGCCTTCGCACTTTTTTTATAATTATTTTTAATATTTATATACATTGTATTTATTTTATATTAGTTTTGTAAGGTCATTATGACAAATCACTTTAAACATCACAAAAAATGAAAAAGAATTTTAACAATCAAAAATTTGAGTGGCTATTTGATGACATCGCCTCATCTATGCCAAAAATTATCTTTGTAGGTATTATTTTAACCTACCTTATTACAGCAGCTCTTAATGTGTACTTTCTACCTCTCCCATTAATGCTTTCTATTCCTGCCTCTCTTATGCTCCAGTTTGGCAGATTTGCCATTGTATTTATTGACTTTCTAAATCCAAGTGAGAAGAAATCACCTTACCCTGCCAAGGTTGCGGCAGGTGCCACGGTAGTAGCTTTGTTAGAATTGTTTTTCTCTATACAAGGTCAAACAAGTGGCGCAGAATTTTACGCAATGTTTATTTTTATAGGTACTGTTATTTGCTTTGGATATTTCTTAGAGATACAATTCATTCAGAAGGGCATAGAAGCCTATGGTATTGGCATGAAAACACCAAGGAAGCGCAATGTATTAAAGAAGGATAAAGAGCCCCTTAAAATGAACACTACAGTGCGTAGCGTACAATTATCTTTAGCAATTATGTTAGTGCTGGGAGTAACTACTATAAATGGACAGAATAACCATTTTTTTGCATATAACACAATGAGCCTTGAAAAGATAGGAAATAAAATGCTGGAAAGATGTTATTACAGTGAGGCAAATGAATCATATACTGTTGATACAATTACCTATGATATGTTATCCGGAATAAACTTATGGGATGGATACAGTAGGACTACCTATGATAATACCATGTTCATGACCTACGGCACGCAGCACTTTGAATATTATCCATTAGCAGGGATATGGAAGTATGGTAATAAATACTATGACTACATTGGTTTATTAAAATTTGTAAGTAAATATGTTAAACGTAACTTTCTAAATAAAAAAATAAATTATGATGAAATTCGTAGGCATAGATCCAGCCATGAGGCTAAACGGATTAGCAGTATGCGTGATTGATGATAAGAAAGTGTATTTTGGAAGGTACAAGAATTTGGCTGCATGGATAATGGATAGCCTAACATGGGAAAGAGATTGTGCCATAGTGGTAGAAGATTCTTCCCTTCAAAATATTACTTTTAGAAAACACGCAAATGTTAAAGCAAGTAACAAGATTAGCCGAAATGTCGGCATGAATCAAGGCGCATCCAGAACAATCATTGACCTATTAGAATTGAATGGCCATAAAGTAAAAGGTATTTCACCGCAGCACAAAGGCAGCAAATGGACTATTGATTATTGTATGTCAGTTATAAAGGCAATGAAGATGGAGGTGCATGGAAACAAAAAACTTTCACAAGACGAAATAGATGCTTTTCAAATAGCATTAATTTCTAAAACTTATTACGAAAATGATGCAAATAAAGGTTATAGAAAAGAAGCTCCACCGGTTGACATTGGCATACATCGAGGAGACGATGAGACGAAAGATTAATTATTTTTACGTTGATTACTTAGCCACCAGGATAAGACAAGAAGAAACTAAACTAACACTTTTAAAAATAGGCAATCATGTCAATAACTAAATTATTAAACGACAAGGAAATAAAGCAAGGTTTTTTATTGGTAGAGAAATATCCAAAACCTATCAATAAAAATAATGTTGTAAACACAAATAGTGCCTTGCTGCAATTTTACTCTGGCAACGATGGTGCAGGCAGAAAGTTTTACCAGTACATGAATAAAGAAAGATTACAAGCAATTTTATTTATGATAATAAATAATACAAGTGAAAAAGAGGATGTAAAAGTAAAAGCCAGTGTTCTCTTTAAAAAACTGTTTTACAGTTGAGTGATGTTTACTTAGTGTTTTATTTGCCGCAGGTGTTTCTCCTGCGGCTTTTTTATTACCATTCCACACCTTGCCCAATGGCATATTCAAGGATACCTTTAGCGTGAGCTTTAGCAATAGCCTCTTGCCATTCTCTGTCTATCATTAAGACAGCATCATTGTAATTTGTAAAGAAACCATTTTCAGTTAACACTGCTGGCACATTTGTTGCAGTTAACATTTGAAACCTTGCCTCTCTGTCTAAGTCTCCATCACTGTAATCATGCCGATGCACCCAGCCTGGAGTAGCATCTTTTATTTCATTGCCTATCATTGTTGCCAGTTGATCCGACCTTGTTTCACCTGGTGAGGTAAACACTTCCCATCCTCTGGCAGTTGTTGACGCTGCGGCATTGCCGTGAATAGAAACAAGGACAGTTGCCTTGCCTAAGTTAGCATAGCTATTTACGAGCTGACAGCGTTTGTTTAGTGATGTGTCATTTATTGGCTCATATACTTTTTTAACTTGAAAACCATAATCAATTAGAAACTGTTCAAGAAAATTAGCAACGGCACGGTTAAATACACCTTCAAAGAACCAACCGTAGGAATGGAATTTACCATGTTTATGTTGGAAACACTTTGATGGATAGGTGACATATTTGTCTGGACCTATACCTTTGTTAAGTCCTCCATGCCCAGCATCCACGCATACTACAAAATCATTTGCATTCATATTTTTATATTTTAAAGGGAGATGTAAATCAATACACCTCCCCTTGGCACTAAGGTAGCGATTCTCTGCGCCTATAACTTAAATCCGATAAGCGAAAATGCTGCACTAATCAAACCTAACTTTGCAGGTAATTTTACTTCAATTTCTTTGCCTGCACATTCGCGCGATGTCTCCTTGATTTTATCCCAAATTATTTGAGCAAGTTGGACATATTCGCGCCATGTAAATTTTACCTTATTGCCTTCAATATGAACATTGATTTCACTTGCAAGTTCTGCAAAGTTCATTGAATAACAAGCCACATCGCCTAAAGGTGATTTTATTGTATCAGCACTTTTTAAGGCATCTTTTAAATTAGTCTGCATATTATGTTTTTTTAAAGTTTCTAAAATCATTGAATGAGTTATAATTTTTTCCATTTTTTAACGTCTAAAAAATCTAAGAATAATTGTACCGATATTTGTGCCAGTAATGGACTTTATATTTTCCGAAATACTAAACAATTCAGTGGCTGCAATGATGAAGCTGACAGAATAGGTAATTTGCGATGGCAGTTGAAAAGTTATACTTGCCCCGTGAAAAATCATTATACCGCAGAAATAGGTCACCACCTTTTGAGATGTACGATAAAGCCCTTTGCTCGTTATCGGCTCTCCCCTTTTCCTTGCTGCCATGATTCCCGTGACTGTGTCTGCAAAAACTACAAAGATTGTAAAAATCAAAAAATGTTTGATGGGTAGGAAAAACGAGAATATAACTCCGCAACAAATAGAATAGGCAATGCCATCGTAACCAAGTTTAAAAATGTTGTAGATAACTGTCTTCATTATTCAAGTTTTATTAATCTCACATCTCCATCCACCGTTGCAAATTTGCCCTCAGCATATTTATACAAGTCGTACTTAATGCCATTAAAAGCAAAGGAAACTTGATTAGTAAATGTAGATAAAAGTAGATTAGTTGAAATGGTGTACACCTTGCCGTTGTCTGGATTAAAGATTAAACGCTTGTTGCTGTTTAATTGAATTAAACCATCAATGATTTCACCGTTAAAATTTAGCTTCCAGTCTCCAATAAACTTTGCCGTATCCCGTTGTGCCGTTGTAAAATAGACAGGCTTGCCGCTTATTTGAACGTGTAAGTCATTGTAGTAATTAATCCTTTGTACTGACTTAGCCTTTGTAATAATAGGCTTTGCATGAATAGCAATCGTGTTACTTTGCCTTTCAGCATCGGTAACAAGGCTTTGAATGGCAGTTGCAGAATCGCCTAAGATTTGCTTTGAGCCTGTGACTGTGCTATCTGAAAAAGTTGTTTGCTGAATAATGTAATAAATATTCCCTTGCTTTTGGATGTAAACAGTGTCTTTGACAACGTCTTGCGCAAAGGAAAACAAGGGAAGGAATAAAAATAGGTATCTCATTTTATTTATTTTCAAGGTTAATAATTCTTTGTTCAAGGGCTTTGATGAGGGCTTGTTGTTCCTGTATGG